TACCGAGTGCGAACGAATAGTGACTTCGCTAGCTTCTTGCTTTCCTCATCGTTGTTGTCGCTTCCTTCACGCCATAGCTGGGAAGCAAACTCGCACACTGGGCAGTGCTCGCCAAAGTTTCGCTTAGGACATAAAATTCCACCGCGATGCTCACCCACATTATAGTGGAAGAACATTTCCTTCAACGGATCTCCGTCGTTCGTCGGAACGATCCGAATATCCGTGTCTCCCTCGTCTGGCTTAAACCAAACCGAGTTTCCATCGTTGTCACCGCGCAGACTTGCGAGCTTGCGGCGCATAAGCTCCATATCAATTCCCATGTTTTTCTCCTTTATGATGGGTAACAATAAGCGTTCCTTATTGTCTTACTATATCACTCTTGATCTAGCATGTCAAGAGTTTTCTGCTGTTGAATTGCGTTAGTGTGGGCAACGCAAAACCCAAAATCTTGTTCGTGTTCCGTTTCGTATATAGCATACGAAATCTTTCTAAAAGCATTCTTCGGTTTATCTTTTAACATATCTACAATCTTCTTATGAAGAGTGCCATCGCTGGCTAACTTTTCTTCATTGATACATAGATAATAGCATAACTCCCGAGGATTGTCAAGGTCAAAAAGCCATTTTTCTTCGAGATCGTTCATGTTTAATAGCGCAATTGTTCTAATACGATTAATCTCCGAGGGCCGCGATACGTTTCCAATTTCTGGCTCTGTGTGGTTAAAATAGTTAACATAATGGGCCGCAGAAAAAATAGAATTATTTAAAATATCGAAATATGTTTTAATGGGCACATCACCCAACGTTTGCTCGATATTTAAATTAGATAACAAAGTAATCGACTCAAATAGTCCGGAGCGCGCATATTCTTGTAAAACGCCAAATGCGGCGCCTTCTAAGAGTTTTGGCATGCCGGTTAAAAGTTCTATGTCGGGTTGAATATAAAAGACATCAATTTTTTTATCTTTTATCTGTTCAAGTATTCCCAAAACGAAGTTTGTACTATACGCAGATCCCATTACAAATATTTGAACTCTTTCGTCAAGATCCTTAAAAAATTTCTTTACACCTGGAACATTCTTTTCGTATTCTTCTGGCTCTTCATAAGATTTAAGCTTAAGCTTGTATTTTGAATTTCGTTCAACCTTGTCATTCATCAAATAAACGTTATATTGTGAAATGGGTTTAAACTTTTCTGCGATGGCTGAGGCGCCGTTTCCTAAACCAATTATCGAGATCATAATTTTAACTCTTTGAGGTCTAAGTAGTTCTTGCCTGCGTTTAAGTTAACAAGATATTTCCCCAAGGAGTTCATAGCAAACACCTCTTTAATATCTGGGATTAATTTTCTGTCTTCATCGGTCATATCAAGCACAATTTCATCATGAACGATATGTGATATAAATGATTTGGTTCCTTCTAACATCTTGTCAATGGCCACCGCTCTATCAAGCACGATATCAGATGTTGTGCTTTGAATCAGATAGTTAAAAGCTTTTCTCTCTTCCACCTCTATCTCTCTCCCAAAAGGTGTTCTAATATAGCCATCATTATACCACTTTTCGAGGAGTTTGTCTCTGTTATAAATGTCGGTTATAATGCTTTTGGAATCCGGATTATACAACCAGCTAAAAATGGACGTCTTTGCTTCTTCACGGGTCAACGATAACTCAAATATGTTTTTCATATTCCAATCGTGAATATCGCCCTCTGGTTGTTCTTGATCCGAGAGGGCCAATAAAGTACGCAACTCGGCGCCGTTGTAATCTAGCGACACCAACCAATCATTATAAGGTTTTACCAGTTTTCGCATTTCCTTGCGCAACGTCAACATCGGGAATGAATCTGGGTATGTTGCTAAGCGCCCAGTAACGGTGCCAAAAATATTATAATTAATATACGCCGGGCCGTCCAAAAGCTTTTTTGCGTTTGCACGGGAAATCGAACTATAAAACAGCCCCTTACAGTCATCAACGTTTAAATTTAAATTTTGATACTTTATCTTATATAAGAGTTTATAAATATTGACTAAATGATCATAGCACCCAGGCTTTTCATAAGTTTCAAAAACATGTTTTGTTATCTGGTTTTTAATCTCGCAAAATTCTTTCAAAAAATCTTCAGGCACCAGGTCAAAAATGCAATGTTCTCGCAAATCTATCTTCGCAAGCTTGAACGATTTAACGTATGCTCTAAGCCTTCTTTGTGCTTTTTCTAAGGGCACTTTAAGGCTCTCTGGCGCGACACCTTCAAGCGTCATGCCCTGTGCCATTAACCACGCGTATTGAGCATCCATATCATAAAGAGAGCCTGTATATTTCCATGTTTTGGATAGCTCGTTGGGGAAGTTCTCAAAGAACAACTGACCGTCTGCGTAAATCCCTATACATTCAAATTTGTCATCAAGCGTCTGAAAAATCAAGCGCGCTCCGTGGCCGTTGGTGTTACCTGTTCTATAATATAACTCAAGGAGCCCCGATAGTCAAATGGTTTGTTGAGAATTCTTTCGAACACACCCAACGCTGTAAATACATTCTGATTCTGGTATATTTCTATGCAATCATCAATGAGCATTTCCCTTTCGAAATCCTTAAATACAGATTCTTCTTCTATAAGGCGCGTTTTAAAGTAAAGCTTCAAGAAAAATTCCTCAGAATACAATTCGGAGAGTTTTTCCATAGAATAGCTTTGAGGAGTTACTTTCTTTGAAATAGTCGTTCCATTGCACTCTTCCATCTCTAAAAAACTTTGTGGCTTTACAGTATTGTATAAATTTAAAAGATAGTATTTAAAATTTTGAAAATACTGGTTGTGACTACTGGTATATCCTAAATCTATAATCATATTTGTGTCATTCACCAAGTATTTCTTAGCATAATCAAGCATCACTGGTGAGTCAATATCTGCAACCAATCGCCACGGAACAAATTGATCTACCATAAAACCATATGAGTTACACAAACTAACATAGCACGCCCAGTTAGGACTTTCAATAAAATTCCTTATTTTCTCTTCATCATTGGCGGCATCTAAATCGGCTATTTCTATCGCGAGGCCAGAACAAGTAATTGGACAGAATCGACTTTTAATAAACCCCGGCTTAGTAAAAGGAAAACGATGGGCGCCTTCCTTAGTGAATATTTCATATTCTACAATGAATTCCTCAAAATTCTTAATTTTGATGTCCTCTATTTGGAAGCCGACATAAAATGCCTGGATATAGGAAGTTAGGTAAGTGTTGTAGAGGGCTGCCGGCTCTTCCCATCCTTTATGGGCAGTTAAATTACTTAGATATCTTTCGTCTGAATTCGCCTTTCCCGTGATAACTAGTTTATTAAAAGCGTTAACAAGATCGGTGTAAGCATCTACCACAAAATTTATAGCCGAGATGTCATCAGTCACAGGCAGATTCTTAAGGGTTAATATATTGGTATTAAGAACCATTGGCACAAAAACCCGATTTACTCTCCCATAAAGAAACTTTTCTCCGAAATTAAAATCTACTAAATTGGGATATTCTACGCTGGTGGCAGCAGTCAACTTATAGATTACTCTTTTATCAAAAAGTTCTCTGGCGGATTCTTTATTAGATTTTACATATAAAATTGACATGGTTTAATTCCCTTTTGGACTTGAGGGCGTGTTTGTTAAGGATCTCAGTCGACACCGGTCTGTGTCCCTCCTTGGCCCGGGCCGGCGCCGGGATACTCCGAAGAGCCAACGCTGTCATTGAACGAACCGAAACCAACCTTGTCGACAATTCTGTCGAGGACGTTGCGAAGGCCTTCGGCCGATATATCTTCGGCAACGTTATCCGCGAAATTCTTAATGTCACCTACGACGTCCCCTATGGTATCTCCGAGGCTCCGTCCTAAATTCGCTTTGGGGGTTGGTTTCTCGTTTTGAGTACAAATGTCCGGCGAAGAACCATCGCCACTTACCTTCGCGACGCCGAGAGGATTGGTCGTTGAGCCTATTTCTTGCACCCAATTGGTATGTAAAGTGGTGGTGGCTTCACCGGGCCCGAAACTATGTTCAGAAAGACGGATCATACAATAACCTCCAATTCCATAACGACTTATGTTCATTATGTCGTCTGGTGATAACGTAGTGCTGGGATCCCAGCCGCGGGGGTCAACAAAGATGTATGTGCCCGGAAATGTTCGAACATTTGCGTAGCTCTCAACAGTTATATCATATACAGGTCGTAATTGTTGTAGACCGTCGTAACCATCTTGTTCCCATCTCACTGCTGGTAAGCCCTTAGCGGACGTTTTCTGAAGTTTAATATTCTTAACAATTCCTCGTGGCCGGCCCAGCATATAGTGAAATATTCCTGCTTTTTCGTCTTCCTTTTTGTTTCCAGTTAGTGGGCGACTCGAAGCGACTCGGCCGGCCGAAAAAGCAAGATAATTGATTTCCTCCTGTATGTTTCCTGCCACTCGACGAGAGCCGCGCGGGCCCGAAATATTTAAAAGAGGTCTGCCTAATAACTTGGCTTGTTCTAAATACACTCGCGACGATTTAGAGAGATCGGTACCCCCCGCCATCATCTGCTCTATCAGATACTGGGTTATTTCATCTGTGCCTGGCAACTCGGGATGTTGTTCTGGATAAGAAGTAAAAACAGTTTGATTTAAACTTATTTTTTGCTTAGTATTAAAAGTAAAACAACTCGCATCATTTAAAAAATTACTAATGAGATCATTAAAAAAGTCAGTTAAAAATTGACTTAAAAAATAAGTGCTTGTGTCGAAATTGGTCATTTTCTCATTTAGCCATTGTATGAAATACTTTACCGATACGGGTATATCGCCCAAACTAATGTATTGGGCTTGGCCGTTGTCTCGTGGGTCGATGATTTCCAGAGGCCCTAAAATCACTCTATATCTTTTAAAGTTTTTATAAAATTTAGTGACGGCCGTCTTTTCTATCTCATATTGACATTCCTCTACATGTTCCATATCCGCGCCACCTTTTAACTCATCAAGAGCGGGCCCACCATCAGAATAATCTTTTAAATATTCTTCTATTGAGGTCAATACAACATCCACTAAATCACTTACATAGAAAAAACTTAAGTAATTCCAAGTAGGATTATTAGCGTCCAATGCTATTTTTATACTTTCGCGCGTCCCACTGGTGGTTGTCTGTGTGTTAGACAAGTGACTCATGTATTGGTCCACAAGTTCCTCGGAGACTCCCCCTACTGCATCGGATGCATTTTTAACTTCTATGCTCTCTTCCGAAGATTCAAAATAAGGTCCTGCCGTCTGGAAACTTTTTAACTCATCATAGCTTAAACCAATGTAGTGTATTTGACTGCGGCGGCCGGCGCTTTCTCCTTCAAGTCTGCTTAATAATGATTTCACGTTAAGCGCTTTTTCACCGGCGGCTCTGCCGCTCTCTGCGTCTCGTCTTTTAATCGCTGCTAACTCTTCGGCCGTGCATTCTTGTTTGAGAGCGTCGTAAAGCAATTTTCTTCTCATTAATCCTTGTGTGGCGGCCGGATCATAAAAAATATTAAAATATGGTTCATTAAAAAATGTATCCACATACGCTCGATAATTAATAGTAAAATTAACACGCCCTTGATCATCGATAGCAAAGTCATGAACAGTGGGAAGTAAATTTAAAGTCACGTATGATTCGCTAATCGCGTCAAGAATAGTGTTTTTCTCACTTGCAGAATACCCGCGACTTGTAAATAAGCTTGTGTCTCCCGAAGGATACGCCCATCCTATGACGGCTTTTAATCTGAAATTTAAAGCCTCTAAGTTCGCTGCCGCTTCACTCCCCGTGGAGAGTTCTTGAAAATCTCCGCAGACATCTTTCAGGGCCACTCCTTTCCCGGTATGCATCGTTAAATCCGTATATCTATAACCCCCCCTATCTGTAAGTAATTCTCCAAAATTATTGGCAAAAATTTGTAATGTTGCTTTGATGCTCTTTTTGGCGGCGAAAAAATTACTCCCATCATATGTAAAAGAAAACTTTTTTATGCCTGCCCCAAATCCTCTTTTGTTTTTGTCTTTAAAAACACTTTCAACATCAGTTGCGGTGGCATATGCATCAAACTTAAATTCTTGTTGATATTCATTTCCTTCTTTATCTTCTCTTATTTTATATAATCGTATCTGAGGTTGGAGGGATGCGAGTTCTTCCGTCTCCATATTGTGAAGGGCGCCCAATATAGAATTCTGTGTCATTACATTTGTAAAGTCAAAAGGATCGCCTTCTACTTGATGGCACGCACTAATGCCCCCAGGCGTTATGTATGGAATCAGTTTGCCCGATACGGCCTCGATACCTTCTTTTTTGTGTGCGACAAGATCAAATATCTTAGCTAATAAAAAACACTGTTCTGCGTATACTATACGCTCATATGGAACACTCTCGGCGGCCGCAAGAGCTTCCAGGTCGCCCTTCGCGATATTGATTAATTTCTCTTTTAAAGCTTCGTACGCAGCGATGATCTCCTCATCGCTGCGCCCGAGAGGATCCCCTTCGAGTTGGCCCAGGACATGTCCCTTTTTCAAACCAACCAATCTACCGAAAAACCCAGGGTTCTTCACGGCGTCGCTGTATTTGTCGGCGGCCTCGAGCTTGCTAGCGAGTTCAGCCGCCTTTCGGTCGGCCTCCTTATATAGCGAACCTTCTGGGCCTACTATGCCCATCAACATGTCGAGGTCGTCGCCGGTACCGGGGGGGCCCTTAGTTAGCGCCTCTTGTGAATCAATAAACATCGCATTGCCATCACCGAAGCTCGCGAGCAATTTAATAGGGCTCTCTCCGGCCGGGAGTTCATCGTTGTAGTCCTCAATTGCCGTGTCTACGTTTTCTAAGATTTTAATCCATCCGTCGCAATTTTCTTTATACCAGGATTCAAGCTGGGGTGTCTCCGCTATGCCATTGTCTATGCATTTTTGTACCGCGCTAGCATGGTCAGTTGGCATCTATGACACCCCCATCACGCCCAACGCGCTCACTAAGTCTATGGGAATGTGAATAACAGCGCCATTGAGAATATCCGCTTCCGTACCATACGAGTTATACCACGCAATTACCCACCAATAGCGAGAATCGTTATAATATTGATCGGCCAAATTATATAATCTATCTCCATATTTCCAAATATGCGTGATTGTGGTTAAGTTCGCGCGTTGACGAATTGTGGGATTTGCCAAGACCGGTGTTTCGTAGTGTTTTATGAATTTAACACCTCTTTCTTGTCGCAAGAATTTGTAATATTCGCTGGCGCTTGTTAAAATTCTATATTTGCTATATCTTCCCATTACACATTATCCTTTTCGATTGGTAACTTACTCGTCGTAGCAGTCCATACCATAAAGACACTCTTCCTTCTCAATCTCGAGTAGTCCATAGAGAGGATCCGGTTTGGTCATAGCTACAGCATCGACCGCGTCGTTGTGACCGGATTCCAGCGCGTAGAGGTCACCGCCCGGAGGTTTGGCGAACGTAAATTCTGCGCCCACGGGGCCCTCAGCGGTGTCGGCCGCGGTCTGGAAGAATACCGTCACCCCTGACCCAGCGGTCTGTGTTTCCTCCCAGACCTTGGCGAGAGCGGCGACTTTGTTGTCGTTTTCGGCGGTGGGGTCGGGGGGCTCGTCTTCGTCGTCTCCTGGGGTGGCAGGTTCGTCGGTCGGGTCTGTCGATATTTTCTCCGTCGACTGTATGGCCGGCTTCTCGACCGTGGCGCTATCTGCCGGAGATGGAGTCGTCCAGCCCACTACATGTTCATGAATCGCCCCAAAAGTTATATTAACGTCAATAAGTTTGGGAAGAATAACGCCCGTTCCCTCTTCGAATCCCCCTATTTCTTCTAGGTTATAATTAACAGCAAGACTTTCAATAACACCCAAAAGACCCGAATCAGCAGTTAATGTGGTGACACCTCCTGTGGCACCTTTCTTCTCAGAAGGTTGCTTGGCTTTGATCATTCGGTCGTAATCAAAGGATGGGTCTGACGTCGACGGCTTCCCGAGGCCGTACATCGCATGCAGGCCGGCTGCGGCTTCGGCCCCCCCAGGCCGAGTGACCGAATAAGGAAAAGAAGGCGCCGCAAAACCTTCGCCGGATGTGCTGGTGGTATGTTTTTGAACTAAGTTGAGTAGTTTTAGTCTCACCAAAGGAGATTGGGAAATAGTTTGTGCGGCAGCCTCGCCATTTACGGTTGTATAGTTCGGATAAAGAAATTGAATTAATTTCTGTACTCTTTCAAGATTTTCAAAAGCCTCACTTTCTGCAGCTGCCGGCACTTTAAATGCAAGAGTAATCTTTCTTGTAGTATTCTTGAACATATAAATAGGATCGGCGCGGCCATATACAGTTTCGGCCCCCCAGTCGGAGCTAAATACTTCATTGTAAGCGGTAATAAACGCTTTAAAAGAAACAACGGTCCTGCTGGGCACATGTTGAAAAGAAATAACCATTCCGCGCTCAGCATAAGCGTCTGATCCGTCTGCATACCAAGTGCGCGGGTTTTCGCCTCTTTCAAGTTTGGTGGCGTCAAACGTCGGTGCGGTACCAATGCGCATCTCCTTGCTATTCCATTCACTATCACTCGCCATTTCTTATCTCCGTTTGTTTCATTCTGTGTAAACTATGCAATTTTATACATTACTTCCGCCACGGCTTCGGCGACCTTGGCACCGTCCAGATGCAGTTCCACGGGAGGACTCATAAAAGTCTGAGCGGGTGCTTGCGCTGTCTGGGCGTTGGCAAAGTTATTGTTGGTGATCTCGGTCAACCTTGCGGCGGCCGCGGTTGGCGCGGCCCGGGCGCCCGTGGCGACGCTGGACATGTCCTTGGCTGAGAGAGCTAATGCCGTCTTTGGTGGAATGGCTGTAATTGCTGTAATTGCTTTGCGAAACTCGGTGGCGCCCTTGGTCGCGGCCTCGAGGTCGGGACCAAGCTCACCAACGCCCTCCCCCAAATTTAGGCCCGGGCCACCGAAGAGCTTATCTTTTAATTTACCAGATCTGGAGATTACCCCACTCAGGGAGCTACCCCACCGCGTAGTGGCGTCCCCTAAACCATGCATCGTCACCCCCATGTTAGCTAACATGTTGACGAAGGTGGGCGAACTTCTCTCCACCATCAACTTATCTTTTAGCTTAGACGCCCAGAGATAGGCCGCGGCAAAGCCGGCCACAATGGCTGTAACGGGCGCCTGGAGTAGAAGAGTTACCACGGCGACAGCGCCAAGGGCACTGGCTAGCCAGAGCAGGGCCTGCCCCAAGTTCGCTGTAAATTCTTTATTTTCTTGAAGCCATTTTGCCATATTAGCCAACATATTAATAAGAGGTTCTATCACGGGAATCATATCGGCCATGATCGCTTTTAGCTGTTCTTGAATACTTTGGAATGAAGCGGCTCGAGCAGCAGCTTCTTCGTAACTTTTAGAATTCTTCCCTATGCTATCATCAAGACTGTCAAAATTGCCGGAAAGCATCAACGCCAGTTCTCCCACATCATTTAGGCCGGCCGACTCCGCAAAGAAAATCCTCTGATAATGAGACATAGTGTCAAAAGTTAAACCCGTGCTAAGAATAGAATCTCGAATCATATTAAATCTTTCAACTGGATCTGTTGTCATCATAAGATCCATCGCGTTCACAAAATTGCCTCCTAGTGCTGCATTTAATTTTCCAGCTTGCTCCGCAGCACCCTCAAAAGTATCAAATTTCGCTGCTATCGCGAGGATTCTAGAAATTTCTATTCCCGTAATCTTTGAAGCGAGTGCTAAATCTCTAAACGCCTGAACGCCGTCGGCGCCAAATTTGGCCAGAGAAGCGCCGGCCCCAGCAAAATCCGCCATCAGCTTCTGAGGAGCAATTCCAAGATCTAGTGCGTGCGCCTGTAAATCTAACATGGTTTCATCCACGTCTCCAACGCCAACGCCCAGGGCTTTGGTGGCCATTTGCGTACCTTTGGCAAAGTCCTGTGTAGAAACACCAAGTTTAGATAATATCGCTGCAGTTTTCCCCAGGTCTTCGCGATTTTTCTCACTAATCATCGTAAAATCAGTAAAAGTGGTAAATAAATCTTGATGAGCTTTGCTGGCTTCTTCTAAGCTCACACCATAACGTCTGGTTTCTGTATATGTTGCCGTCATAGAATTGGCAAACTCTTGTGAGGCGCCCGTTGACTTACGAAAAGCTCGCTCGGTGTTGTAGATTTCAACGACTAAATTGACTATATTGTCAATCATTGCCATTCCCAGGGCCATTCCCAGGGAGGCGCCAAACGCTATGGCGCTCGCGTGTCCCCCTTGAAGAGCTTTTGTTACTCCCACAATAGCACCAGAAGCTTTGTTGCCGGCGAATACTTGAAAAGCACTTCCTAAAGATTTACCCATCTCGTCCGAGGCGGCTGCAGCCTCCTCAATTGTAGCCTCAAATGTTTTGGCGTGCTTATATAGAGCTTTAACCACCTCAACTTTCTTTTCGTACTTATAAACCTCCTTTTCAAGTATTTTATAGGCCGCGGCATCAAGTTCCCCCGCCTCGAGTTTGCTTTTGATCTCTTCCCTTTTCATCCGGGCGTGATTTTCATTTAGCTTTTGTTTGTGGCCCAAATAATCCAAATCTAGGGAAGCTCTTTTGCCAATCTCTTCATAAGACTTGACAATGGTGGTGAGGTTTTCTTGTTCTTCCATGAGGAAATTTATCTGCGCCCTCTGTTCTTCGCGAGTGAGCCGAGGCGCCCCCGCGCCTTCTGCGGTGGGGGTAGCGCGCGCCAAAGATTGACGAATCTCTTGTAAGACGGCGATGAGTTGTTGATCTGTATCGTTATTATTGTTATTATTGTTGCCGTTGGACATAAGCAATTACCTCTTCAAAGGTCTAAACTTAAATAGTTTCCCATAAAAAAAGACAGAGCTACGAGCCCTGTCTATTTCTAGCCGTCATTTGTGGAGGCGGTGCTGGTTGATTGTGAGAACTTAATGTTTGTGATGAAGCACCTTTGGAGGCTTTCTCAATAGCCTCTTTTTCCGACTCTAACTGTCTTAATAGGCGCTCCACGAACCACTTACGCAGCCCCACGGGAAGATTATAAGCTTCTGAGAATGACCAACCGCCTGAGTATTTTAAAAAGAAGAACTGTTCATATATGTTCTCCATATACTCATCGGTCAGGCCAAAAAAAGTCCGCATTAAGCGGAACCTCCAGATCGTGCTCAACGTCGCACTCCTCACACACAAATTCCTGCGTAAGATCAATATTGGGTGCAACTAACTTATAAGCTAACCGTAGATGGCGCGCATCGACAGCTGGAATATTTTGGACTAAATAATTAATCGCATCGGGGTGGGTACTTTCGTTGACCGCAGTCACAATGTTAACAATCTGTCTTGTAATGCTTCTTTCGTGAGTTTTTTGTTTACGATCTGCTTCGACTCCACTTAAAAGCCTTTTTTCATCATTTCCCGTAAGAAGTCTAAAAGTCACCACCACTTGCGTTCTCGGAAGTGTAAGATTAAATGTTCCATCTTCATTGCTGGTAACATCTATTTCTTCCCCTCCCACACCGTGATGGATTCTTGCCTTGTTTAAATCGAAGGAATATTCTTGAAGTACTCCACAAGCAGGGCATGTAATTTTAGTAGTGTAATCATTTCCATAGCCCGTGACTCTGGTAGCAATAATAATTGCATTTTTATCGCCTATTAGCAGAGAATTGGGATCTATCCTCTTGTCTACAATTAAATTCTCGATAACCCTATCAAGCGCCACACCTTTTTTAAGAAGAGTTCTCGATGTGAGCATGTCTTCTTCTTTTGCTGTCATTTGGCGAATTTCAACGCTGTCCTCTCCATGTAGGGGATGACCTTCGGGGTAAAATCTACCTTGCGACGGTAGCTCCACAAACTCTGTTGGGACAACAAATGAAAAACCACCTCCACTCTCATCTTGCATCACCTGCGGTGGGGGGCTCGTATCGTGTTGGTGAACGCCTCCTGTGCGTTCTCTATTTCGTGACAATATACACCTCGTCTATTTTTTGTCTATACGTTAAAGAAATCGGTACCGCCATCGCCGGCAACCAAAACAGACCCATTGGCGAACGTCTGGATTCTTGCCCAGTCATATGCGATGGAAAGTGACATCTCTGTCAAATCGTCTGTGCCGTATGCCAAATCGCCATACTTAACTTCCGTGATGAAAGAGTTCCAAAGGGTCCACTTTTCTAATTCTGCACCATTTGAATCGATTTGTGTAATTATAATTGTTCCCAAGGCCCCTGCCGCCTTGGCTTTTGAAATAGTTCCCATACTGTCAGTCGTGGTGTTGGCAGGAGGAGAATAACCAGATTGCACAAGAATATCGGAAAGAGTTGCAGCCATATCGGGATCAACCGGATCAACCAAAGTAATACTTATGTCCTGCCATGTCACTTTTCCGGGATACTTAAACACATGGTTTAAATAATTGTGTTCCGTGGAAGCAACCTGAAAGGAAGGCTTGGCGGCCGTCTTAGCATACCACAAGGTGGCGCCCCCGATGGGTGCGGCAATACCCGAAAATTCTACATAAAACCTAAATTGTCTCTTTGGATCTTTTAGGGTGGTATCTTCACCGAAATTTGTTGACCAGAATGGCATGTTTGAGAACTCCTATAATCTATTTTTAAATAGTGTGGTGGGGGAAAAACCCCCACATCTTTAATCTTCGAATGATGCCCCCGTTGACATGATAACAAAGTCGATAGCGATGTATTCAATGGCGCGCGCCGGCTTAATCATGATCTTTGCATACAAAATGTTTTGATCGATGAGATCTGGTGTCGTTGTACTCTCGTCGAGAATAAGCTTATAATCTGTGATACCAAATCGAATTTTAATATTGGCAAGGAATGGTTCAATCAGTGCAATGAACCGGTTCCAGGTTGCCTGGACATTTTGCTCAAAGAGGATTTGCGTAGAAAGAATAGAAATCTGCTTCTTCATGTAGATGACCAATCTTCTCACATTAATTCTATCAAGGGCCGATTGGCGCTCTTGAAGAGTCTTTTGACCGAAGACAACCAATCCGTTAGAGGGGAATGAGGCAATGGGATTAATATAACTCTCATAAAGAGTATCGCGCTCTTTGGAAGTAAGACGCTGTGTAATCCCTGTGATTGGAATGCCGGCTGCACCATCTGTGAGTCCACCGCGGTTAAAACCGGCGG